TGGAATCTACGGATCACCAGGCTCTAGCTAGAGCACTTTGGGTGGCCCTTCGGGGCCACTCCTTTTTTCCTGACAGAATGTTCCATGTGGAACAATCTGACACTAGCCACGACAGGAGAACATAATGGCTAATACAACTTTCTCTGGTGCTATCAGATCAGAAAGCACCTTTAAGACGATCAGTAAAAATGCGACCACTGGGGCTATCACTGAGGTTGCAACTTTGGGCGACGGCCCAGTCAGCTTGGCTGATGCAAACGTAACCTTAACTAACGCAACCCACAGCGGCAGAATTCTGCTGGTTCCAGACGGTGGTCAAGATAATACTTATACGCTTCCGGCTCCTATTGCTGGATCTGTTTTTAGGTTTGTTTACGCTGGTGGCGCTGCTGATGCTACGGACGCGCTTATTATTACTCCCGGCAACACTAATTTTTATATTGGTGGTGTTACTTTCCTAGATACGGATGGTAACGAGGTGAGTTCAGTATTCTCTGATGGCAACTCTAACAGCAGCATACAGTTGAATGTGCCTGCTGGATTTGATGTAACCATCGTTGGTTTGAACACGACGAACTATCAAATCTTCGGGAATGTTACGAGCACAACTGCACCTGCATTTGCCGATCAATAGTAGGAGGCAATCATGGCTGATGCTGTAGCTACACAAACCATACAGGACGATGGCAACACAGCCATCTTCCGCTTTTCTAATGTGAGCGACGGTTCAGGCGAGTCTGCCGTTACTAAGATTGATGTGTCTGCACTGGCTGTTGACCCTATGACTGGTGCGGCTTGCACGAAGGTTTCCATCCAAAAGATCTACTACTCAACCATTGGTATGGGTGTGAAGATTTTCTTTGATGCATCATCTGATGTATTGGCTTGGCAACTGAACGCAGACTTTTCAGATACGCTCGACTTCACTGATTTCACTGGCATCCCAAATAATGCGGGTTCTGGTGTGACGGGTGACATACAGTTTACGACTGTCGGTCACTCTAGTGGAGACGTGTATAACATCGTCATGCAAGTTAGGAAGCATTTCTAATATGGCTGAGAAAAAGAAGAAGAGTAAATCTCGCGTCAACGAGGCTGGTAACTATACGAAGCCAGCCTTGCGTAAGAGGCTCTTCAACCAAATCAAAGCTAGTGGAAAGGGCGGTCGCCCTGGTCAGTGGTCTGCGCGTAAAGCGCAGATGCTGGCGAAGCGTTATAAAGAAGCTGGGGGCGGCTACAGGGATTAGCCTGATATACGAACAGCGTGCCAAAGAAAGATCCTAAAGTCGGAACAGGCAAGAAACCCAAGGGCAGTGGTCGCCGTTTGTATACCGATGAGAATCCTAAAGACACTGTGCCGATCAAATATGCAACGGTTCAGGATGCGCGAGACACTGTTGCCAAGGTCAAGAAGATACGCAAGCCTTTCGCCAGAAAGATACAGATCCTAACTGTCTTGGAGCAGCGAGCTAAGTTTGCTAAAAAGCCAAGGCAGGCAGAGATTGCTAGGAAAGGTAAAGAGGCCATCCGCAAGCAAAGGGGCAAGGATAGTGGTAGCAAGCGTTGAAACGATCAAAAAGAAACTAAAGCGCGGCGAGAGGCTGGGTGCTAGCGAGAAAGCGCAAGCAAAGGCTCGCGGCCTGATCGCTCGATCTGACGGCAAAAAGCGAAAGAGCGCCAAGTACAAGGGTAAGTAATGGCTCTCAAGAAATCACAAAAATCATTAAAGAAGTGGACGAAGCAAGACTGGGGCACCAAGTCAGGTAAGCCGTCTACACAAGGAAAGAAGGCGACAGGTGAGAGGTATCTCCCGAAAAAGGCTAGAGAGGCTCTATCGGACAAGGAGTACGCTGCCACTTCCCGAAAGAAACGGGCAGACACAAAGAAAGGAAAGCAGCACTCCAAGCAGCCCAAGAAGATAGCCAAGAAAACAGCGAGGCATCGCAAATGAGTTTGACCGATGCTGAGAAGAACAGGCTGAAAAAGGTCGGCCTGACTGGGCTGAACAAAGTTAAGAGAACACCAAAGCATCCCACGAAGAAAGCAGTGGTCGCTGTCAGGGATGGCGAGAAGATGAAGATCATACGTTTTGGTGATCAGAAGATGGGCCACAACTATTCCAAGGAGGCCCGTAAGAGTTTTAAGGCTAGACACGCCAAGAACATAGCCAAGGGGCCGACAAGTGCCGCCTACTGGGCAAACAAGACTTTTTGGAGCGGCCCTAGTGGTAGCAAGAAAAGTCCTCCTAAATCGCAAAAGCAGAAGTTTGGGAAGAAGTAATGCCGATCAGCAGAGCACAGATGAAGAAGCAGATCAGCAGTTCACCAGCCAAGAAGAAGAAGCAGGCTAAGGTGAAAAAGGTGATGAAGGAGTTCAAAGAAGGCAAGCTGAAGGCTGGCGGCTCTGGTAAGAAAGTAAAGAATCGAAAGCAGGCTATCGCCATTGCTCTGAATGAGGCAGGCGTTAGCAAGAAGAAGCGAAAGGCTAGGAGGCCGTAGTGGCTACAAGCGGCACGTTTACATTTAACCTAGATCTTTCCGATGCTATGGAAGAAGCGTTTGAGCGTGCTGGGCTAGAGCTTCGCAGCGGGTATGACTACAAGACTGCTCGCAGAAGCCTGAACCTGATGATGCTGGAGTGGCAGAACAGAGGGCTGAACCTGTGGTCTGTAGAGTTTGCCACACAGGCGCTCACCGCTGGCAGCAATCAGTATCAGCTAGATGGCAAGGTGCTTGATATTGTAGAGGCGTTTATCAGGACAGATGCTGGTGAGCAGAATTCACAGTTCGATCAGTCCATGACTCGCATATCGGTGAGCCAATACTCTAACTTGTCAAACAAGCTGACGCGCAGCAAGCCTTTGCAGTATTACGTTGAAAAGAATGTGGACTCTATCACGATCAACTTGTGGCCCACGCCAGACGATCAGGAGACCTATCAGTTTGGGTATTACTACATGGAGCGGGTGCAAGATGCAGGAAGCCCAGCTTCTAACAACATCGACATCCCAGCTAGGTTCTTGCCGTGTTTGGTTAGCGGGTTGTCGTATCAGCTAAGTCTGAAGTACCCAGCGGCAGGTGCTAGAGCGCAAGCTTTGAAGGCAGATTACGAAGAGCAGTGGACGTTGGCATCTGATTCAGATCGCAATAAGGCGTCATTGTATGTGTCACCAGGAGGATATTCGTTTTGAGTTCATTTACTAAAGGCAAGTATGCGTTTGGTTACTGCGATCTCACTGGGTTTAGGTATCCGCTGAAAGACTTGGTGCCAGAGATAGTGAACCAGAGACCCACTGGGTTCTTGGTTGGTAGGGACGTTGTAGATCCAGATCAGCCTCAGTTGCAGTTAGGCAGATTAAAGGTCGATGATCCCAAAGCTTTGCGTAACCCAAGGCCGGATCGAGGCTTGGAAGAAAGCAGAATACTGGCGTCGTTTAATCCTGTAGGCCAAGTCGGGCTAGACTGCGTTGGTCACGTCGGGAAAGTCACGGTGATAACAAGCTAATGGCCTTCACGTTCACCACGCTCAAGCAGGCAATACAGGACTATCTGGAGACAGACGAGACTACGCTCGTCAACAATCTGCCCACGATCATTACGCAGGCAGAAGAGCGCATACTGAAGACTGTTCAGTTGCCAAACTTCAGAAAGAATGTCACGGGCACCACAACGCAATCGAACAGCTACTTAGAGACGCCATCTGACTTTTTGGCACCGTATTCTCTAGCTGTGGATAACAGTGGCTATGAGTATCTGATGTTCAAAGATGTGAACTTTATACGCCAAGCATATCCTGTGGAGTCAACGACTGGGATACCCAAGCATTACGCTATCTTCGATGACACGACGTTTATTCTCGGCCCAACGCCGAGTGGCAACCTGACCGTCGAGCTACACTATTTTTACGAGCCACAGTCGATCACAGTGTCTTCAGATGGCACAAGCTGGCTGGGGTCAAATGCTGAAAACGCTTTGCTGTATGGATCGTTGGTTGAGGCATACACCTTTCTCAAGGGTGAGCCTGATCTGATGCAGTTGTATCAAGCAAGATACGACTCCGCTATGCAGGAGTTGATTGCTTTGGGTGAAGGCTACAGCACAACAGACAGCTACCGATCAGGTGCTGTAAGGTCTGCTAGATGACAGCAGTAGGTCATGTCGGCACTGTGCTAGTTGCAACGACAGATAACGGAGGGCACGACGCAGAGTTTTGGACAGACGCAGCGACAAAAAGAATCGTGAGCGTTGGAGAAAACACACATCCTTTGATTAAGGAGCAGGCGTTGGCGTTTCAAGATCACATACATAATGTAGTTGGATATTACATACGAGAAGCGATCAAGAGTGACCGTGCAACTTTAGCTGCTGAAGTTGAAGCTCAAGGACAACCTGATCTGGCAAACATCATACGGAGACTTACATGAGCATCACATCTGCACTTTGCACTTCGTTCAAGCAAGAGATCCTTGTCGGAACACACAACTTCACCGCTACCTCTGGTAACAGTTTTAAGTTGGCGTTGTACACAAGTTCTGCCACATTGAACGCAAGCACAACTGCATACACGACATCGAACGAGGTGTCAGGAACAGGGTACACGGCGGCAGGCGCAGCGTTGACAAGTGTTACGCCTACAACATCAGGCACGACAGCGTTCTGTGACTTTGCAGATTTGACGTTCAGTTCGAGCACGATCACTGCAAACGGTGCCCTGATCTATAACGATACCCAGTCAGACAAAGCTGTTTGCACGTTAGCGTTTGGTGGTGACAAAACGAGCACGGCTGGTGACTTTACGATCCAGTTTCCCACCGCCGATGCAAGCAACGCAATTATTCGCATTGCTTAACAAATGGCGATTGTCAATGGCTGGGGCAGAGGCACTTGGGGCGAAGGTGCTTGGAATGAAGAGATCCCTGTCGCAGTCACGGGTCAAGCTGGCACAGGCGCGGTCGGATCGGTCACAGTCAGCGCAAACGCAGATGTTTCTGTCACAGGCGTTTCTGGAACGGGGGCGGTCGGTTCCGTATCTATCGTTGAGGGAACGGGTGTTACGGTATCTCTTACGGGTGTGGCGGGAACTGGAGCAGTTGGATCTGTATCCGTTGCTGCAAATGCGGATGTCAGCGTCACGGGCGTATCTGCAACGAGTGCTTTGGGCACCGTTACGCTCAAGTGCGACAACAATATCGCGGTCAACGGATTTGAAGCGACTGGCTCAGTGGGTTCAGTATCGACTACAGCCAGTGCCGTCGTTGCTGTCACTGGCGTTTCTGCTACTGGTGCAACTGGTACAACAAATGTTTGGAGCCTTGTCATACCAGGTCAAACGGCAAACTATTCGGCTGTATCGGACAGTCAGACACCAAATTACTCGGCTGTATCAACAAGCCAAACAGCGAACTGGGAAGAGGTAGCCTAATGGTACGAAGGGTCAAAAAGGTTATTAAGGGTTTAGAGAAAGCTTCTAAAACTCACAAGAAGCAAGCTGAAACGCTCAAGAAGCATGTGGCGTCTATGAAGAAGCCAAAGCCTAAGACGAAAAGTCGGAGAAGATAGATGGCAACTTATGTTAACGATCTGCGCCTGAAAGAGATTGCCACTGGTGATGAGGCAGGCACCTGGGGAACCAGTACAAATACAAATTTGGAGTTGATAGCTGAGGCTTTTTCTTTTGGTACGGAAGCTATTACGACGAATGCTGATACCCACACTACTACTATTGCCGATGGGTCTACTGATCCCGGCAGGAGCATGTTTCTTAAATACACTGGAACTCTTGATAGCACTTGCACCATCACTATAGGGCCAAACACGGTCAGCAAGTTGTGGTTTATTGAGAACGCAACTAGCGGATCGCAAAGCATCATTATCAAGCAAGGCTCTGGTGCCACGGTCACCATCGCTAACGGTCAAACGAAAGCCATTTACAGTGACGGTGCAGGCGCCGGTGGCGCAATGGTTGATGCGTTTACTGATCTGTCTTTACCGTCTTTGTTCGTAGATGGATCTTTGAAATTAAATGGAAATTTTCCTACAGGCACAGACAACGTGGCTTTGGGTAACGATGCGCTCAGTGACAGTTCTTTATCGGGGGCTGGCAATATCGCAATAGGCGATAGCGCAGCGAAAGCCCTTACCTCTGGCAGTAACGCAATAGCGATTGGCCGTGATGCGATGTCGGCTGCTGTTTTTACAGGGTCTGATGCTGTTGGAGTAGGGCGTTCCACCTTAGCTGCTTTGACGAGCGGAAGTAATAATGTGGCAGTCGGAGCTTTGGCGGGTACTTCGCTTACTGAGGGAACTCAAAATGTACTGCTCGGTACGACTGTCGGAGACGCCTTAACAGACGCAGATTTCAATGTCGCTGCTGGTCACGCCTCTCTCACCACAGATGTTTTAGGCAGTCGATCCACTGCTTTCGGATACAACACGCTAGGCTCACAAAACTTTACGACTGCCACAAATAGCAACAACGTGGCGGTTGGATACAACGCAGGCGCGTCAGTAACTACGGGAACCTTGAACACCCTAATCGGTAGTCAAGCAGGCGATTCTCTGACTTCAGGCAACAATAATGTGGCAGTGGGCTACCTAGCCTTAAATACAGACACGTTGGGTGATAGGAATGTAGCTATTGGCTCTGCAGCACTATCAACACAAAACTTTACGACCACTACAGATGCTTACAATGTGGGGGTTGGGTACAGCGCAGGTTCACTAATTACCACGGGAGTTCAGAACACTATCGTGGGTGGCCTTGCTGGTGATGCACTAACTACAGGTGATTCTAATGTAGTCCTGGGCTACCAAGCGTTAGGAAGTGATACACAAGGCGACAGGAACGTAGCGATAGGGAATGCTGCCTTAAAAGATCAAAACTTCACCACCTCGACAGATGCTCACAACACGGCTGTGGGTTGGACTGCAGGTACAGATATAACTACGGGAATCGAGAACACCATCCTTGGTGCCGCAGCAGGTGATGCTCTTACTGATGCCGATTTCAACGTTGCACTGGGCACTTTTGCTCTAACCGCTGACACGTTAGGTAGCCGCTCAACAGCTCTGGGGAGAAGTGCGCTCGCTTCTCAAAATTTCACTACTGCCACTAATTCTAACAACGTGGCAGTTGGCTTTAACGCAGGTAACGCCGTCACTACTGGAGTTCAAAATACGCTTATCGGCACACAAGCTGGTGATAACCTGACAACGGGAACTGACAACGTGGCTGTCGGATATGCCGCTTTGGATACAGAAGACGGGCACGGCCTGAATACTGCAGTGGGCACCTTATCTCTTTTGAATTTGAACGCTGGAACTAACGCTTATAATGCGGCGCTCGGCTACGCATCAGGCTCTGGTTTGACAACGGGAGTTCAGAACACCATCGTCGGTGGTCTTGCAGGTGATGCGCTCACTGACGCTGACGAAAATGTTGCCGTGGGCTACGGCGCCTTGAGCGCAGACACGTTAGGAGATGGCTCTGTTGCGGTAGGTTTTTTAGCCTTACAGGATCAAAACTTCACAACGGCTACCGTAAGTTTTAACACGGCGATGGGATACGAGGCGGCTAAAAATATCACTACGGGAGTTCAGAATACCATCATCGGTGGTCGAGCAGGTGACGCCTTAACCACTGGAAACTCAAATGTGGCGGTGGGAGTCAACGCGCTAACGTCTGAGACGGTAGCAGATAGAAATGTAGCGGTTGGTCATTCGGCCCTTCAAACCCAAAACTCCACGACTAACAAGGACTCTTACAACGTAGGAGTTGGCTATGATGCGGGTGGCGATATAACAACTGGGGTGCAAAACACGCTCGTCGGTGGAGAGGCAGGCGATAGTATTACCACTGGCAATAACAACGTTGCCCTCGGGTATCTTGCGTTACAGGTAGAAACGACGGGCAGTAGAAGTGTAGCTATCGGTACTGCCGCTCTTGATGCTCAAAATATTACAACAGGCGCTAACGTATATAATGTAGGAGTCGGATATGGCGCAGGCAGTGCGGTCACTACTGGAACGCAAAATACCTTTATAGGCGGTCTTACGGCAGATAGCCTGACCACAGGAAGTTTCAATACCGCTGTAGGTTCAGAAGCTCTGGGGGGAGCTAGCGCGACTAGCGCAGAAGACAACACCTGCGTTGGCTATGCAGCAGGTTTTGAGATCACCACAGGCGATAACAACATTGCTCTCGGACACGATTCTTTAAGGACAGGAAGTCCGGGCGGCCCAGCAAACACCGACAGTAATGTTATTGGCTTGGGCGATGAAAACATTGCTTCTTTACACTGTCAAGTAGCTCTCACTGTATCCTCTGACCAACGCGATAAAACAGATTTCGTTGACCTAGACCTTGGCTTAGATTTCGTCAAAGGTTTGAATCCAGTGACATATTACTGGGATAAAAGAGCAAAATATCTCAACAGAGACAATGAAGATGGCACGCCTAATGAAAACTACGACCTTGATTCTGTAACGCCAGACGGTACGCACAAAGAAGATTGGATGGATGTTGGCTTCACAGCTCAGTCTGTACAAGCGTTAGAAGAAGCCGCTGGGTATACATCTTCTGCTAAGAAAAACTTGATCGTATCGGTAAATTCAGACGGTAAGCAACTTGGCTTACGATATGAAAAGTTCATTCCGATTCTTGTCAAAGCCATAAAAGACCAAGACGCAATCATTACATCACTGACAGCGCGTGTCGCCGCGCTAGAATCATAGGAGGACGAAATGTCTGAAGAGGCAAGGACTGACGAAGAAAAAGCGAAGATGTATCAAGCCATGTTAGATGGCGCAAATGTCATCACCAGTGTGCTGGCATCTGATAACGAGTTTTACAATGACAAAACGAATGCTGAGAAGCAGGAGCGTGTGCTGCGTAGTGCTGGATACTTAGAGTACGGCAAGGCACTCGGTGATTGGGGGTCAGAAGACTTCAGTGCCATTGACTCTGCTGTAGCAGCCGCAAAAGCATATACACCATAAGGAAAAACGGAACGTGCAAAACCTGCAAATCAACCTAGATGAAAACGACATCAACGTGATCCTAGCGATACTGGGCGATATGCCCAGCAAGACTGGGACTTGGCCTTTGATGATGAAGATTAAAGTGCAAGCTGATGCTCAGTTGGTTGAACCTGAAGAAAAGCCTGAAGAGAGCGAGGAAGAAGCTGCTGTCGAAGCTCTAAATGGCTGAGATCGAATACTTGATGCACCCGCTTCCGTCAGTATTTCTGATGGAGTTGGACATCCCAGCAGAGTTTGTTGAATCGTGTAATGACTACCTTGATGAGCTAGTCACGCAAGACGATAAGATTAGCGCAGCGCATACACTCGTAGGTCAGATTAAGACAGGCGAGCAGCTTGTCATGGATCACGAAGATCCAAGGCTGGCACCGTTTTCAAGGTTCTTATGCGAAATGGGCGTGACGTATATTAACCAGTTTATGGCTCAATCTGGTCAGGTGCTGGACGGTAACAGAAACGTCGAAATGGACGAGCTATGGTCGGTGCATAGCTATGAGGGCGACTATAATCCGATCCACGATCATGGCACAAAGACGATCATGGGAATTAGCTGTACGACATGGACGAAGGTGCCGCCACAGATAGTGCAGGGGCCAAGGCCAGGATCGCAAGAATACGGACTGTACAACGCCTCTGGTGAAAGCGATGGCTGTCTCTGTTTCAACTACGGACAGAGCAGCACATGGGACAGAGAAAGGCTCAAGCCCACGCAGAATGTTGTAGTCAGGCCGCAGGTGGGGCGCTTGTATATGTTCCCATCATGGATGCAGCACATGGTGTATCCGTTTCAGGGGGAAGGCGAGCGAAGGACAGTAGCCGCCAACATAAATTGTTTTCCTGTAGAGGGATCACAAGATGGAAATAAACATTAATGAAGCAGCGCAGATTAGTTGGAAGCAAGTCGCTGTGCAAAAGCAGGAGCGTTTGAGAACCGGCGCTGAAGGCGAGACTGTGCGCGAAGCGGTAGAAACAATCATACCGACTATGTACACCAAAGAGGGTAATAGGGTCGAGGCGCAGCAATTAGCATCGACACAACGAGTAAATATAAGCGTATAACCCATGATTATCGAGTCTGTTGCAGCCGCTGGGATGCTTCTCCAGCAGATCAATTCGGTGATCCAAAATGTCAATGAAGGCAAAGCCAACGTGCAACAAGCGATGGCTCTTGTGTCTGATTTCGGAGAAGCTCTTAACAACTTCGAGGTACAACGTAAAAGCTCGACGTTTAATGCGCTCTCAAAGAATGACATCCTCAAGCTACAAATGCTTCGTAGGAACCAGGAAAGATATCAAAAAGATCTGAGGGATTTGCTCCTGGTTGCAGACCCCAAACTGCTAGAGGACTACGACCAAGCAATTAGGCAGCAGGAACAAGACAGGAGGGCACACGCGAGGCTAATGGCAAAACGTAAGCGCGAAAAGCAAATCCTCATTCAACAACTGCTTGTTGGCGGCACGACTCTTATCATTGGAGGCGGCATTGCAGTCCTGATCTTTGTCTTGATTCTAAAAGCCTTCGGATGATTATGGCGTTTCTGCTGGTCATGGTGGTAGAAGGCGAGCAAGTCGCAGGTAGATTTCACTTCCGCAACATTCACAGGTGCAATCAGTTTGCTTTTTGGCTCGAACAAGGGTCTATCAAGCCCATAGAGGGCAGGCGTCTGAACAACCAAGAAAATATTACAGCATACTGCATCCCTGTTAAGGTGCCGCAAAACACACAATTTTATGACTGAGATGGCAGCGAAGAAATTAGAACCTGGATCAGACTACGATCAGTACGACACCGATGGTGACGGCGTTGTCACTGATGATGAGCTAGAGACTAGCAAAGAGCTACAAGAGCTAAAAATCAGCAATGAAAGAGCACAGGCTCAACGCAGCATGAGTTGGTTTGCTCTGTGGGGAATGCTCTTGTATCCGTCCTTAGTGGTTGTAAGCAGTTGGGCTGGTCTAGTACAGGCAGCAAGTATTCTCGGTGATATGGCCTCAGTCTACTTTGTGTCGGTCGCGGGTATATTGGCAGCGTTCTTTGGAGCGCAGGCATGGTCAAACAGAGGTAATGGTAGATGAGTTTAGTCGGACAGCTAATCGGCCCAGTCACAGGGTTACTGGATAAGTTTATTCCTGACGCTGACACTAAGAATAAGCTGGCCCACGAAATCGCCACCATGTCCGAAAAGCATGGTCAGCAGATCGCGCTAGAGCAGATCGAGGTTTTGAAGCTTGATGCTAAAGGCAACTGGTTCCAGTCGAGTTGGCGTCCTCTAGCCGGTTACACCTGTGTGCTGGGGCTGATGGTCAACTTTCTAGTTGCTCCGATTGCAGCGGGGTTTGGCGTTGTTATCCCTCAAGCGGATGCTGGTGTGATGATGCCTTTACTTCTTGGCATGTTGGGTCTCGGCGGTGCCAGATCCTACGAAAGGGTCAAAGGTGTTGGTAAGTAATGAGTAAGCTAGTCGAAATGATCAAGCGCCATGAGGGTGTGAAGTCAAAGGTTTACCTGTGTAGTGCTGGCTACGAAACGATAGGCGTAGGCAGAAATATCTCAGAGTCTGGCCTAGGGCTTTCTGATGACGAGATCGACTATCTTCTCAACAACGATATCAAGCGGGTTCGAGAGGAACTTCAAGAAACATATTTTTGGTTCGGTGGACTAAATGAGGCTAGGCGCGATGCGATGGTCGATATTTGTTTTAATCTTGGTCTTACCAAACTGCGTGGGTTTGTTAACGCTTTAACTGCCATGAGCAGAGAGCAGTTTGATGTTGCAGCGGATGAGTTTATGGATAGCAAGTGGGCGCAGCAAGTTGGCACAAGAGCTATTCGGGTTACTGAAATGATTAGATCTGGAGAGTACATATGAGTCAGATGCCAGGTAGTCCAATGGGTGGTGATTTTGGCCCTATATTTGGTGGCCCGTTCGGTGGAAGGATGAGAAGAATGCCTTTCCCCCCCATAAATAGGGGGACGATATTCAGACCCGGTAGGCCCAGACCTCCAATCTATTCCCCAGGTGGCCCAAACAAAGGTGGAACACAAGCACCTATACCTAGATTCCCTAGCAGAGGATCTGGCGCTTCTAATTTTTATCGAAGCCCAATGTACAACCCTGGAGTTCCATCTGGACTAAGTGCCTTACTGTCGGGTAGACCTTCCCCATTTGGAAGGATGACTGATCCTGCGACGGGTTTTCCTCAGAGAACATCTGGCAAGGGTGGTGGGTCTAAGGGTAGTGCAAGGACTGTTAGGCCGTCAGAGCAAGAGCCAGTCATGGATAGGCAACCACAGCCCGATATAGGCATGAACCCGTTTCCTGGTGGTTATGACGATGATCGGACACGAAGCTCACAAATACCTCGTGATATTTTAGATAGAGGCACGGTAATGAATCCCGTCTATAGATCTCAAGGCCCAGAAAGCCTGATGGGCCGAGTAGACTCTGGTCTAAGGTTCGGAGAACCAGCAATTAGTAGAGTTGAATCTCAAGGGCCAGAGAGCCTCAGGCGAATGGGCAGAGCACCAATCCCTGAAGAAATACGTCAATCACCTAGACTTCAAGCTATGCAAATGGGGCAAACTGGTGTGAGGCCAAACATCAGACCAACAATGAATGTTGGAAAGGCGACGGGCGGCCCTGTAGGTATACATTCAGGTATCGCATCACTGGTGGGTAGACGCTAAATGACGCTGGCGAAGGTACAGTTCGCCCCTGGCGTTAACAAAGAGGGAACCGAGTATACAGCAGACGCTGGCTGGTTCGACTCTGACAAGATTCGATTCCGCAAAGGCCGAGTAGAAAAGATCGGTGGCTGGACAAAGTACAGTGACGCTAGTTTTCTGGGCGTGTGCCGATCACTGCACAACTGGTCATCACTAGAATCTATCAACTACATTGGGATTGGCACCAACTTAAAGTTCTATGTGGCAGAGGGTTCTGGATATAACGATGTCACACCGATCAGGCTGACATCAGGTGCTGGCGATGCCACCTTTGCTGCAACCGACGGGTCATCCACTATCACTGTGACTGAGAATGCACACGGCGCAGTGGTCAACGATTTTGTGACGTTCAGTGATGCGGCAACACTTGGAGGCAACATCACCGCGACCGTTCTTAATCAGGAATACCAGATCGCGTCTGTGCCCACGACAAACACATTCACCATTGAGGCCAAGGACACAAGCGGTGCTGCTGTCACGGCTAACTCTAGTGACACAGGTAATGGTGGTAGTTCGACGGTTGCGACCTATCAGATCAATACAGGTCTGAACACATTTGTGCAGGGCACAGGTTGGGGTGCAGGCACATGGGGTTCTGGCACTTGGGGTAGTTCGAGCAGTGTTGCTGCTGCCGGTCAGCTACGACTATTCAGTCAAGATAACTTTGGCGAGGATCTCATCTTCAACGTCCGTGGTGGCGGCATCTACTACTGGGATGAATCATCTGGCACAGGAACGAGAGCCATCAACGCCACGGCATTGGCGGGTGCTTCTAATGTACCGACTGTGGCATTACAAGTTCTAGTATCTGACATAGACCAGCACGTCATTGCGTTTGGTGTGAATCCGATAGGCTCATCAAACATAGACCCGCTGCTTGTAAGATTTTCTGATCAAGAGAATGCGGCTGACTGGACTCCTACAGCCACCAATACAGCCGGTGGTGTACGAATCAACTCAGGCTCGCAGATCGTTGGTGCGGTGCAAACACGACAAGAGATACTGATCTTTACCGACGTGAGCCTGCATTCTATGCGCTTTACGGGTGCGCCTTTTACATTTCAGTTTGCAACGCTCAGCACCGATGTATCTATGATCTCGCCTAACGCAGCGGTCAACGCCAGAGGTGCGGTGTACTTCATGGACTCTGGTGGGTTCTATATCTACAACGGATCAGTGCAGCCACTGCCATGCAGCGTAAAGGAGCATGTGTTTTCTAACCTGAACAAAGGTCAAGCGTTCAAGGTGTTTGCTGCTGAGAACAATGACTTTTCAGAGGTGATCTGGTTCTATCCCGTAGGCACTGACAACACAGAGATCACGAACTATGTGTCATATAACTACGCAGAGAATCTTTGGGCAGTTGGCACACTGGATCGGGGCGCTTGGATCGGATACTCGCAAAACTCCAATCCGATAGCGTCATCTGTGAACACGGGTGTGACGGACGCAAACTTCTTGTACAACCACGAAACAGGGTTTGATGACGATGGGTCAGCGATGACTGCGTTTGTGGAGTCAGGAGATTTGGAGATCGGGGAAGGCGATAGGTTTATGATGATAAGCCGCATTGTTCCTGACTTTAAGTTTAGCGGGTTGACTTCCGATGCGTCTGTGGACTTCACGATCAAAGGCAGTAACTTCCCGCTAGAGACGCCGACAACACAGGCCACAGCAACAGTTACATCGAGCACCACACAGTCCAACATCAGGACTCGCGCACGACACGCAGTGGTGCGTATTGAGAGTTCTGGTCTTGGTTACGGCTGGCGACTAGGTGATTTACGATTCGACATGCGACAGGACGGTAGGCGCTAATGGCAACACGACAGAATCCATTGCCAGTGCCTGCACCAGAGTACGACGTTAGTAACGAAGCGATCACTCGACGCACGGTGGAGCAGGCGTTAGATCAGATAGAAAACGATGTAGAACTAGCTAAGACTCAGGGCGATAAGCCAGGGTCTCTTGCTATGCGTCGGTTCCAATTCTTGTTGATGGGTGCATCGTGACAGATGTCATCAAGGTATTAGGTCAAGTAGCGCCAAGCGCCACAACCACGACTACGCTATATACAGTTCCAGATCTCACACAAACAACCGTCAGTTCGTTAGTGGCTGTTAACAGGGGCGGTTCTTCTGGCACCTTTCGGGTCAGCATCCACGTTGGTGGGGCTACTGCCGACAACAAGCAG